AGCTTCCGCCGCACTGGAAATGGTCAGCGACAGTGTGAGCAGTCACAAAGTAAAAGTGATAGACGCGGGAAAAGCCCAGGAAGAACAATGGTATAAGGATCAGCAGTATGACTTTATGCTTAGGTAAAGGAGTTGTTGAAATGACTATATCAGAATTCAAGCAAAAGCAATCACTGCCTTATGAAGCTAAAATAGCGCATGCAGAAAAAAGAGCGTGGGAATTTTACGATACAATAACAGGTCGCGGAGATAATGTTCACGTTTCCGTAGGAGGACTTGACAGCATTACTTTATTAGTTTTTTTGCGTAGTATCGGCATTAATGCGCCAGCAATTTCTGTCAGCATTTTGGAAGATAAGGGAAATCAGGAAATACATAAACAATTGGGCGTTATGCCTATAAAACCATATAAAAGCAAAACACAGGTGTTAAACGAATTAGGATTCCCAGTGATCTCTAAGGCTAAAGCAAACAAGATAAACTATCTGCTTACACCTGATGCGGAAAAGCAAACATTTATACACGCCATTATGACCGGAGATATGGGAGCGCAGGGGAATTTTAAGCATTCCAACAAAATTAAACTGCCGGATAAATGGTTAAGGCTGTTCGGAAAAAATTATGCTGAACATAGGCCGGATTTAAAATTTAAGGATGTTCCGGAATTTAAAGTATCAAGTCGATGTTGCTATTACATGAAAGAAAAACCGTGTGATGATTGGGCAAAGCAAAACCACAGTTACCCGTATTTGGGCCTAATGGCTTCTGAGGGAGGACAACGGGAAATGGGGCTCATGAAAAACGGGTGTAATTATTATGGCAAAACAGTAACACGTAGTTGCCCATTTGCTATATTTAGCAGGCAAGATTTGTTACAGCTTGCTCTTGATCTTGATGTTCCAATTCCGAGAGCATATGGCGAAATCGTAAGAGACAATGACGGTACGCTAAGGACAACAAGAACTCAGCGAACTGGCTGCTCAATGTGTGGCTTTGGAATACATATAGAAAAGCGTCCGCATAGATTTGATAGATTGAGACAAGACGCTCCAAAGGAATGGCATTACTGGATGTATGACTGTTGTACTGACAGCAATGGCGAGAAATATGGTTGGGGGCGTGTGTTGAATCATATAGGAGTAAAATGGGAGGACAAATTAGATGAGTACAATCAGCTTGAATTATAATAAAAACACCGCCCGCACTGCTGGCACAGTAGCGGACGGAAATAAAAAATATTAACAATGCTATTATAACATAGCGGAAAGGAAATGTCAAGTATGAAAAAGTATGAATTAACGAAAGAGACAAAAGTAATAGGCGGTAAAACGCTTTTCAGAATAAGAGCGTTAAGATCATTCGGGGATATTAAAGCCGGAGATTTAGGAGGATTTATTGAAAACGAACGTAATTTAAGCCATGAAGGAAACGCTTGGGTTAGCGGTGACGCTCGGGTCGACGGTGACGCTCGGGTCGACGGTGACGCTTGGGTTGGCGGTGACGCTATGGTTTGCGGTAACGCTTGGGTTAGCGGTGACGCTCGGGTTGACGGTAACGCTCGGGTTGGCGGTAACGCTCGGGTTGACGGTAACGCTCGGGTTGGCGGTGACGCTCGGGTTAACGGTGACGCTATGGTTGGCGGTAACGCTCAGGTTGAAGGAAACGCTTGGGTTAGCGGTGACGCTCGGGTTGAAGATAACGCTCGGGTCGACGGTGACGCTTGGGTTGACGGTAACGCTCGGGTCGACGGTGACGCTTGGGTTGACGGTAACGCTCAGGTTAGAGATAACGCTATGGTTTGCGGTAACGCTTGGGTCGACGGTGACGCTCGGGTTGACGGTAACGCTCAGGTTGGCGGTAACGCTCGGGTTAGCGGTGACGCTCGGGTTGACGGTAACGCTCGGGTCGACGGTGACGCTCGGGTCGACGGTGACGCTTGGGTCGACGGTGACGCTTGGGTTGACGGTAACGCTCAGGTTAGCGGTGATGGGCTGATTAACAGTAATAATGATTATCTTTGTGAAAAGGGACTCGGATCTCATAATAGATCAGCCAGTTTCTTTAAATGCAAAGACGGACATATACACGTCTTATGCGGGTGTTTTGACGGAAATCTCGACGAGTTCGAAAATAAGGTAAAGAAAGAACACGGTAACAGTAAATACGCCAAAGAATATTTAGGCTTTATTGAAGTTGTAAAGACACATTTTGAAGTGCGCCAATGATTGAACGATCGTGAGTAACTAAGGAGGAAATGTCAAGTATGAAAGAAAAAATTATATATAAAAGTATAATCAAAGACGTTATCATAGCGTCAGGCGGGGAAATAACAGACGAATGCTTTAATAAACTTAAACTTCTTTTTTCTAAATACAATCTGGCTCTTTCTATGGAGGAAATGACGGAGGAAGATTACAATGAATCTGTATAAAATAAAGGAGTTATCATGATTATTGCTGATCCAAAAAACCGAGAGGAGTGGCTGAACGCAAGAAAAAAAGGTATCGGCGGGAGCGACGCCGCATGTATCATAGGCTTAAACAAATACAAAAGTAATGTGCGCCTGTGGGACGAAAAAGCCGGTTTGCAGAAACCGGAGGACGTATCAGAAAAGCCGGCCGTCATATACGGCAAGGAAGCGGAAGCCGCGGTAAGACGCCTTTTCATTCTTGACCACCCTGAATATGACGTAAAATATCATGAATATCGGATGTATGCCGATAAGGACCATCCGTATATATTTGCTACTCTGGACGGAGAACTTACCGATACGCGAACTGGCAGACAAGGCGTTCTTGAAATCAAAACCGCTACTATTCAAAATCCGATACAGTGGAAGGATTGGAGCGATGAATCAATGCCTGAAAGCTACTACATACAGGTGCTTCACCAACTTATAGCAACCGGCTGGAACTTTTCCATTCTTCGCGCATATATAAGATATTTCAAAAATGATTCGCTGCGCGCAGTCGTAAAGGAATACAGCGTCGACCGGAAGGACGTTATGGACGATATCGAATATCTGATTGAAAAAGAATCACAGTTTTGGGAATCTCTTCAGTCGGGAAAAAGGCCGGCGCAAATTCTGCCGGATATTTAAGGAGGATATATGGATTTTTTAGTTAAAACTGATCTTGGCGCATTTCCTCAGAGCATAGATTTCAATTTTGAGGAAATAAAATCAGAGCTTGAAGAAAAACTTATAAAATACAAAAATCTCGTTGTGACTGAAGACGGAATAAAAGCCGCAAAGGCCGATAAGGCAAAGCTTAATAAGCTGGCGGCGGCAATTGAGGACAAACGCAAGGAAATCAAGTCGGTATGCCTTGCTCCATACAATAACTTTGAAGCGCAATGCAAGGAATTAGTATCTCTTATCAAGGCTCCCGTTATTGCAATTGACACTCAGATCAAGGAGTTCGAGGAGATAAAAAAGCAGGAAAAATACAACGAACTGAAAACGTATTTTAATGAGAATGTAAAAGAACTTGCAGAGATCGTTTTATTTGATAAAATATTAAACCCCAAATGGGCAAACGTTACAATAAAAACGGATACGTTGAAAAATGAGATCGGAGATACCATCGACCGGATCCGCGAGGAATTGGCAACTATAAACGACCAATATTCAGACGTGCCTTATAAATCGGCTATTTTGTCAGAGTATTGCAAAAATTACGATTTAAGTAAAACGCTTGTATATGCTGCACAATTAAAAAAAGAAACGGAAATCCAAGCGAAGGCGTTAAATACAGAAAAATCTAAACCGGTACAGCCGACAGTGATATCAGATACACAGCAAGTTATTCCGGGAATGGAAAAAGATATAGCGGCCGATTCGGTCGGAACAGCTTCGTTTCGGGTTGTTTGTACTCGCAGTCAGATAATAAGTTTAATGAACTTTATGAGAAATAACGGTATAAAATTTGAAACAATCAAGAAAGAGAAAGAGGTTAAAGAAAATGGCAGTAAATAATTCATTGGTTAAATCTAAATCAGATTCAAATCCGCTTGAAATTACTTTTAAAGCAGGAAACGCTGATGTCAAGCTAAGTCCGAACACCGTAAAAAAATATCTTGTTTCAGGCGACGCGGATAAAGTTACAACACAAGAGATTGTAATGTTTATCAACCTTTGCAAATATCAGGGCTTGAATCCATTTTTACGAGAAGCTTACCTGATTAAGTACGGCAATCAACCGGCTACAATAGTAACCGGAAAAGCAGCCTTTGAAAAGCGCGCGGCAAGATGCGATAAGTACAAAGGCTTTGACGCGGGAGTTGTGGTATATAGCCCTGATATCGGCATTGAAAACAGAACTGGAACAATTGTGCTGCCTGATGAACAATTATTAGGAGGTTGGGCTGAGGTTTATGTTGACGGATATGATAAGCCTGTAAAAGCTTCCGTATCACTTGACGAATACATAGGCAAAAAAAAGGACGGTACTATCAACGCGCAGTGGGCGTCAAAACCGGCTACTATGATACGCAAGGTTGCAAAAATGCAGGCGTTAAGAGAGGCTTTCCCGGACAATTTTGAAGGAATGTACGGAGCGGAAGAAATGAATATTGAAGAACCGATCGGCAACGCGCCCATTGACGCGGAATTATATGAATCGCCTGTTCAGGAGCCTGCTTTGGAAAATGAAATAGACGACTTTACAAGCTTAATGGAGGATCAAAATGCTTAACAAAGTAATAATAATGGGTCGGCTTACAGCCGATCCTGAATTAAAGCAAACCCCGTCGGGAATAGCGACGTGCAGGTTTTCGGTGGCGGTAAACAGGAATTATACTTCTAAGGAAACCGGTGAAAGGCAGACTGATTTTATTAATGTCGTGGCATGGCGCAATACGGCTGAATTTATCAACAGATATTTTTCTAAGGGTAAAATGATAATTGTTGAAGGAAGTTTGAGAAACAACAATTATACCGATAAGAACGGCGTTAAGCATTACTCTATGGACGTTCAGGCGTATAATGTTAACTTCGGCGAAAGTAAATCCTCCGGTGACGGCGGGAATGCTTCCGCAGCGGGTTATGCCTTCGCCGATCCGCCTAAATCGGCGGTAAGTACGGCTAATCAGGAATCGGCAGCAATAGGCGGTTTAGAGGACTTCGAGGAAATTTTAAGCGACGGAGAAGTTCCGTTTTAGCTTTGTGCTTTATCTTGAAATGAGGTGATAAGTTGGCGTTCAACAAAGAGGGGATTGATTATTATTCTCACTTTATCGGAATGACAAATGATGAAAAATTATCGGATTTACGTATGGAATATGGCTCCGTAGCGATTGATGTATGGCTTACTCTTCTTGACCTAATTTATGGAGGCAAAGGCTATTATATTGATTATGGAGATGAGAAAACTAAAAATCGCGTAGTATGGAAGATACTTGGAATTATAAGAGGAAAGTATCCTCCTACTCCGGAAACCGTAATGGCAATAATCGAGGGTTTAGTGGCGTGTGAACTATTTAGCGGCGACCTATTTAAATCCGGAATATTATCGTCTAAGCGTATTCAGGAGCAATTTTATCAAGCTACTGTAGAGCGAAAAGCGGTTGATATAAATCTTGATTACTGGCTTTTAGATTTTGAAAAAATGAAAAAGCTGTCTTCAAGGAATTCTATTTTGCAATTATTTGAAAATCAACCGATTTTAAGCCAAAATCAGCCGATAGTTGAAGTTAATCAGCCGATAATAAAACAAAGTAAAGTAAAGGAAAGTAAAGTAAAGAAGAGTAAAGTAAAGGAAAGTAAAGAAGACGGCGTACCGCCTACACCTGACGCTCCCCAGGATAACTGTATGTTAATATTTGAATTATATAATCGGATATGCAGGTCGTATCCCAGAATAACCCAATATTCAGAAGCCAGAAAGAAAGCTGTTAAAGCAAGCCTGAAAAAATATAATCTAAAAGATTTTGAAAGACTGTTTAAAAAAGCAGAATCCAGTGATTTCTTAAAAGGAAAAATTAAATGCGATTGGCGGGCTACTTTCGACTGGCTTATAAAGGATACCAATATGGCAAAGGTTCTGGACGGCAATTATGATAATCGCTCTAAAAATCTGCCTGAACAAGAGCACAGCTATAATTTGGAGGATTTAAAAGCCTTTGTAAATGATTTCGGCGGCGAATATGAATAGTTATATTTACGGAAGATTTCAATGGGTGGCATGTCATGAATGCGAGCTTGGCGGAAATTCACTGGCCTTATGTGAAATAGGCCAAAAAGTGACTACTGAAAAAAGCAATTATTTCAAGCGCGGCTGTTGGAATGGCGTGCTTATGGAGAAATACAGGAATGAAATACACGATAAACGAGATACCTCCGAGCAATAACAAATTTATCGGGAGGACAAATAAATGGGAGTATCAGGAAAAGAAAAAGTACTGGGCGAAGCTTATATTTCTGAAATGCAGGCCTAAACCGGAAAAACCGCTTGAAAAGGCCGTTGTTACCCTTACATATTTTTTTGGAAATAAAATACGGCGGGATCCCGACAACTACAGCGGGAAGTTTATACTGGACGGACTTGTAAAGGCGGGTATTATTGCCGACGACAGCTTCAGCAACATTGACCTGAAACTGTGCGGCAAGGTGGATAAGAAAAATCCAAGAACGGAGATTGAAATAACGAACGACAGCTATTCGGCTGTTAATGAAAGTCAGGGAGGATAAAAAATTAGGAGGTAATCTATGTATAAGGCAAAAAATATTGATACTGACAAAGCGTTGCAAGCGATTGAAACTTATCGTATTCAAAATGACCATAATTATGACCGTGATTTCTATGCGCTCAAAAAATATTACGACGGTCTTAAAGCGGGTTTGGATTTTGCTGAAAACTTGTTTAAATGCGCTAATTATGAAAAGGAAAAGGTTGGAACGGAGGTAACCGATGAGGGAGATATTATTTAGCAACCCCGAACTGTTGGAAGGAGAAGAAATTGAATAAATATTTAATCGACATTGAGGAAAAAGCTATCATACGGCATTCGATAATTGTTGAATGTGAAGATATAGAAAGTCTTGAGAGTTTGCCGGATCCTGAGGACGATAGCGATATTTCATATTACGCATATGGTCTGCCGAAATTAAATGAGAGTATAAAAGTTATATCGGTTAGAGAAGACGATTCGCACGACTATAGTGAATTTGAAATTTTAGATATTATTCCGTATGAGGAGGACAGAAAATGATTAACGAAGATAAGGCATTGAGGATGTTTTGCGAAAAGTACGCGGAAAAACACAAAGGGCAGAGTATGGAAGTGGGAGATACAGAAGTTGCAGTTTTAAATAACTGCACAATGATTATTTCTATACCTGAGAAAAATCATTTAAGTATTAATTTTACTTCCAAGCCGTTTTACATAAATGAAAACCTTGATATGTATGAGGAGGACGAAGAAAATGAGTAAAAGTAAAGAAGAAATAGAAGAAATTTTAGAGTATGTTATCAAGAGAATCGACAAGCGGATACCGAAAAAGCCGAATGTTTCAGCTTATAACGAGGATGGTAGTTTGCTTATATATGAGTGCCCTAGCTGCGCTTCATCCTATGACATAGATTATGATGGACAATTTGATTGTTGTCCGAAATGCGGTCAGGCAATAGATTGGAGTGTGGGGGATTAAAATGCAATTTAGAAAGATTTGCGATAACACGAGCGACATGAGCATGACGGAACTGGCTCATAACCATGTTTTTATAAAAGACGGCGAGTGCTGGTATAGGGATTTTGACCGAGAGATTTCACTTCGCAACCTTATGAGGGAGATTTGCAGCAAATACGGCAGTCCGGCGACCGCAAATGAAATGAACGATGACACGCTGGACGAAATGCTCTACGATAACCTTTCATTTGGAACAGACGATCTTAAGGGAGTTTTCGCTCTCCTCAATATGACGATGTGGGGAATGGCAGAAGTGAGGGAATGGTTGAAAGAATACGAGGAATACGGTCCTCCAACCACGAGATACGGAAAATGGATATATACCGCTTTAATTGATTGCAATTTATCAGAAGTTAGATGTTCTGAATGCGATTTCAAAGTAACAATAGAAGCCGATACGGCAGTAGAAATCAGCGAATACAAGTACTGCCCAAATTGCGGGGCTAAAATGAAAGAGGTCTGAAAATGAAAACCTACATAGTCAGGGCAACGGCGCAGATTCAGCTTACGGCTGAAACGGACAAACCGGAGGATATGAAGTCGTTGGTTAAAAGCGTTTTAATGGATGTTTGTGATGTAAGCGCGGATATCACGGATTTAAGCATTGAGGAAATTTCAGGAGGAAAGAGTAATGAATATCAGTGAAAAGCAGATATATGAAATATTTAAACGTATGGGAATGTCGTTTAGTTTTAAGGGTTATGAATACTTGAAGAAAGCAATTTTGATGGTCGCTAATGATGAAACTTATCTGTACGCAATAACAAAAAGGTTGTATCCGGAAATAGCGGCGGAGTTTGACACAACTCCGTCAAGGGTTGAAAGGGCAATAAGGCATGCTATTGTAAGAGCGTTTGACTGCGCCGATTCGAAAACCTTGGAAGACATCTTCGGGAGATGGGATTCCAGGAAATCACAACCGCCAAATTCCCAGTTTATCGGGTCGGTTGTGGAGTACATTAAATTTAACGATGTATTGTAAACCGAAATGCAATCCGCCTTACGATTGCTTAAACGGCAACTGCCCTTATGAGGACGATTGTCATTTTAACGGATTAGCGACAAAGGAAGAGACAAAAGCTTTGCATGCGGCGAAACTGCCGCAGGGCAGACCGGGACAGTCCAGTAACTTTGACAGAATAGACGATATAAAATATAACTTTAGGTCAAGGAGACTGATATGATTAAAAAATACCGCGTATTTAATAAGCTGACCAGCCGTTACCTCGGAACGCTCGATAACGGGTACTTGGAGTTCGATTCCGCAAGAGCCGCCAGAAGGTACATAATCAGAGCGGGAAAAGGCTTGATATTTTCAGGATCGAGGAGGTAAGGGCGTGACTGCAAGAGAGTATTTAAAACAGAGCTTTTATATTAACAAGGAGATAGACGAAAACATATTACAGCTTGAGGAACTCGATTCGGATATCTGCCGATGTACGCAGATATTTACAGATATGCCGCCCGGCGTGCATAACGACAACAACGCTGAAATCAAACTTGCCGCTTATATTGACAAGCATGATGAATTAACTCAAAAAATAAACGAGGAAACCGATAAGCTTTTTGAAACGAAAAAAGAAATCCGCTTGAAGATATACCAGATAAAAAACCCAAAGTACAGGCTTGTATTAATGAAACGGTATATACGCTTTAAAAAATGGGAGCAGATACAGGAGGAGTTAGGATATGAAGAACTAAGTAGTGTGCATAAGGTTCATAGAAAATCTTTAGTTGAATTTATAAAAATACATGGAAATAATTTTTAAGGACATTGAAAGACACTATGTTTCTATGTTATCATAATAATGGATTCAGAATCCAAAATAAAAGCCAACGGGAAAAACAGTAGGCTTTCCGGGCGTGAAAGCGTCCGGTTCGCTTTTCCGTGTTTGACATTAATTCCTTTTAATAGCCGTTCACATAGAACAGCTTTACCTTTTATTGTTAATTTGCACAAATTATATCTTAATTTATTTATATCAAATTATTGTTTATATATTGTAAAAGGTGATAATTTGTGGTAAAATTTAGAAAAAGGTAAATTAGAGGAGTTACTGTTTATGAGATTATCTTTCAAAAATATGCAGCTTATTATAAATGGCAAAATACCGGATAGAGATATGCTATTAAAAATAGAAAATAACCAAAGGGAGAAATTTATTGATGAAAAAAATGATAAGATATATAAATTTAGAATAGAATATAACAAAATACAAGATTACTTATGGATTTATGCTAATTATGATAATTTTCATAAGAGAAGCAAAACTGTATATAACGAACCTAAAAACGAAGAAGAACCCAATCCAAGAAAACCATTTCAAATTGAATTAAAAAATCAATTATTTGGTTTGTATTATATTAATACCGGAACTTTTTATATATCTAATTCAAATAAGAAAGGCGTTTTTATTGATTATTTAAAAAATATTCTTAATTTGGATGTCTATATTAAAAATCAATATAAAAGTGTGGAAGAATTCAGTAAATCAATAAGTTCATTAAAAAATATTAAATTTACTGTAATGCCAAGTATTTTTCAGAGTGATAATGGTGTATATGAATATACTAAGAATATTTTTGGGTTTGATTATGCTCAATATATTACTATAGATGTTAATTATGATCGCTTAAGCTTTAAGCATAATAAAGATAGTTTTATAAAAAGAATATTTAACAGTCAAAAAAATAATGAGATAGAGAATGTTTTAGTGTGCGGTTATAACGATAATGATATAGAAAGTACATTAAATATACAAAATTATATGGTTTCATTAGATATAAATGTAGGGCTTGATCCAGAAACTGGCTTGTACGACAATAATACGGTTAAAAGTGAATTGATTAATAAAATAATACATTTTTCGAAGGAGGAAACATTTGTATAAAAGGGATAAAAAACAAATTATTATACTAATAATTTTAAGTTTCTCATTTAATCTTTTTTTCGATCTTAAATCTATAAAAATTTCTAATGATATTCTTACAATTATGTCGATTCTATTGGGATTTTATATCACAGCCATATCTACACTTTTTGGGTCAAAAATAATAAAAGAATATGGCCAGCTAAGAGATTCTAACATTTCATATCAAACTAAACTTGGAACCTTGCTAAAGTATTTCAAAAGTAGTGTATATACAGCTTTTTTTACTATTTTTTTTTCATTAATTTGTTCGCTATTTAAAGGGAAAAACTACTTAAAAGAATTTCATTTAAATGAATTGGCATCAGCTATTTTAACTTCATCAACAATTGTTTCACTATTTTTATTTTATTTATTAATAAAGATATTTTTCGCATTATTTTATAACGAAAGTCAAAAAAGTTAAAAAGAAAATTATCAATGTAATTAAAACCATTTCGGTGAAGCTGCCGATATGGTTTTTATATTTCAAGCCTTAATCTATTGATTAGGGCTTTTCTTATGCCCAACGAAAGGAAGGTGAGGTAAATGCCAAAATTAACAGAAAAACAAAAAAGGTTTGGTGAGGAGTACCTCATTGACCTGAACGCAACGCAGGCGGCTGCCAGAGCGGGGTATAAAAATCCTGAAATAGGTCGTCAACTTATTACGAAAAATAACGTTTTGAATTATATAAACGAACTAAGAAAAGAACAGTCTCAGCGAACTGGAATCAATGCCGACACAGTTTTAAAAGAACTGGAAAAGATTGCTCTTGCGGATACCGATATTTCAGGCAAAGAAAAAATCAAGGCTCTTGAGCTTTTAGGAAAGCATTTGGGGATGTTCAGCGAGCGTAAGGAAGATTCCGTAGGCGAAAGCATGGCGGAAGCGTGGATTGGCGCAATTCTCGGAGATGAAAAAAATGGATAGTAGGCTTTTAAAGATTTTCAGGGAAAAAATCCCGCAATATCGAAAAGATCCCGAATTGTTTGCATACGAGGTCTGCAAATTCGAATGCGACAAGTGGCAGAAAGATGTGTTTGCGGATATAGCTGAAAGTCCGAGGGTAACGGTGCGCTCAGGTCAGGGCGTTGGTAAAACCGGTTGCGAGGCTGTTCTGTGCTTGTGGTTTCTTTCCTGCTTTCCGTATTCGAGAGTAGTTGCAACCGCTCCAACGAAACAGCAGCTTAACGATGTCCTTTGGGCGGAGGTGTCTAAGTGGCAGTCCAACAGCCCGCTTTTGAAGACTGTTTTAAAATGGACGAAAACTAAGGTATCAATGGTCGGTTATGAAGAAAGATGGTTTGCAACTGCAAGAACGGCGACAAAGCCTGAAAATATGCAGGGGTTTCATGAAGACAATATGCTGTTTATAGTTGATGAGGCGTCAGGCGTTGCCGATCCAATAATGGAAGCGATTTTAGGAACGCTTTCCGGCTCCAACAATAAGCTTCTTATGTGTGGGAATCCTACAAGGACATCCGGTACGTTTTACGACTCTCATACTTGTGATAGAGCTCTTTATAAATGTCACAGAGTAAGTTCTCGGGACAGCTTGCGGACGAATAAAGATAACATAAAATCTCTTGAGAATAAATACGGTAAGGATTCAAATTTTGTTCGAGTACGTGTGGACGGAGAATTTCCAAAGCAAGAGGACGATGTGTTTATTCCAATGGAGCTTATATTAGCTTCTGTTATGACGGAATGGGAAAATCCGGAGGTAGTCGATCTTATCCATATCGGCGTTGATGTAGCAAGATTCGGAGATGATAAAACGGTTATAGGAACTAAGGTAAATGAAAAAGCTGAAATTTATTGCAAACGTCACGGGCAAGATACCATGAAAACTGCTGACGATATCGTAGAATGCTATGAAGGACTGCTGAAAAAATATCCTAAATACAGCCGCCCGATTGCCGTTAAGATTGACGACGGCGGAGTAGGCGGCGGGGTAGTAGACAGATTAAGGCAGCTTAAGCGAAACTATCCTCAAAGATTTGAACGGCTTGAAATATTTCCGATTAAATTCGGAGAGAGAATAAGGCATGCGTATTATTATGATTCTACTACATATATGATGGGCGTGGTCAGAAGCCTTCTTTCTCCCCACGATGAGAACGGAAAGCCTAAGCCGGTGGAATTGATTTTACCGGACGACGACGATCTAATCGCACAGCTTTCAGGAAGAAAATATTCGATGACTGATGATTCCAGGCAGAGAGTGGAGAGCAAGGACGCTATCAAAAAAAGAGGAGGTCATTCACCGGATGAAGCGGATTGTATTTTATTATGCTGCCTTCCCGTTAGATTTAAGAAAGAAAGGAGACGCAAGACTTGAGCAAGAAAAATAGTAAGGTATCTGCTAAAATCATTAAAGCGGCTCGGGGAAATATATATAAATCCGACCGTCCTTGTAATCTTGGTAGCGAGGAAAATTCATACGCCGATTGGCTTGCGCCTCCCATACCTCTTAGAGGCTTAGAAAGTATGGTTGAACATTCGTCAATTTTACCGCAGTGTATAAGCGCATATAAGTCCAATATAGCGGGATTCGGTATTTCTGTCAGATATAAAGAAGATAAAACCGATACTAAAAAACTTGAGGGAGAGCTGAAAAAGCTTTCCGACGTTGTGGAGCTGCTGAATCTCGATTGCGATACAAAGGAGATTTTTGAAAACATCATCGTCGCGCGTGAAACTTACGGTATAGCATATCTTGAAGTTTTGAGAAACGCGGCGGGAGAGGTCAATCAGATAGAATTCATAGAGGACGTTGCAAGTGTTGAAAAAACAAAGCCTTTAGGCGATTACATAGAAACTGAATATAAATTTCAAGGAAAAACGATAAGCCGAAGAAAACAATTTCGCAAATATAAGCAATCTAAAAACGGTAAGCTTGTATATTTCAAGGAGTTCGGCGATAAACGCATAATGGATAAGAATACCGGAGAATATGTAAAAAATATTCCTGTGGAAAAGCAGGCAAATGAAATACTTGAATTCAAGCTTGGTTCGAAACCTTACGGTCAAGTTCGTTGGATGGGGCAGAGCCTCGGCATAGACGGAAGCCGCAAGGCGGAGAATCTTAATAATAATTATTTTGAAAACGGTAGGCATACGCCTATGGCGGTAATTATCAAGGGCGGTACTCTTACTGACGAAAGTTTCGACAAGCTTCAGACATATATGAATGACATAAAAGGGGAATCAGGGCAGCATAGTTTTCTGTTGCTTGAATCTGAAAGCAATGAAAACAGTTCGGCCATAAGCGACGCAAAGCAGCCGGAGATCGAACTGAAAAGTCTTGCGGATATTCTCCAGCACGATGAATTATTTCAAGATTATCTCGATAATAATCGTAGAAAAGTGCAATCGTCATTTCGGCTCCCCGATCTGTATGTAGGATACACAACGGACTTTAATCGTGCAACTGCGCAGACTGCTATGGAAGTTACTGAAAAACAGGTGTTTCAAACGGAACGGCAGTCGCTGGCGTGGATAATAAATAATAAACTGCTTAACGACTACGGCTTTGAAAACGTTGAAGTATATTTTAAGGAGCCGGATATAACCAATCCCGACGATTTGTATAAAATTCTTAATGTTTGCAGTAATGCAGGCGGTCTACCGCCAAATAAGGCTAAGGAAATAGCGTTTAAATCGTTAGGCGAAGTAAGCGATGATTACGAAGGCGAATGGGGAAATATTCCGCTTGCTTATCAGAAACATATTTCAGGCTTAAACGCTCAGATTGCAAAAGCCGAGAATAATAAAGAAGATGAGATAATCGCAATTATGAAATCGGTGCGATCTCTGCTCCTAAAATATAGTAAAGGAGGCTGATTTTATGTTTTGCGAGTGTCAGGCGCTCATAAAATCAATTGACGCCTACATAAAGAAAGAAGATGATACGTTAGCCGATTCTTTAAAAAAAGCGGGTTTTGCACTACCCGAAAAAACCGTGAAGAACATAGAGGAACTGGAAGAAAAGCTCGCTGAGATATTTCAGGAGCAGTCTTTTAACGTTGAAGAACTGTTAAAGGAAGCGGAGAGAAACGGCGTCGGTCTTGAAGATTTAATTGAGGGCGAGTGGCAAGGTTTTAAAAGTACGGATAATATCGGCAAAAAACTTCATCCGTTATTTTTCGGAAAATTGTCGGAGTGTATACCGGAGCTGGCCAATGTCTATATGTCTGCTATGGATTCAGAACTTGTAGTTGAGCAGATATCCGATAAAACTGCCGGTTGGATAGCGCAGTGGAGCGGCGAGCTTTCTGACATTATGAAGCTTTCTTCCCACGAAGAAATAGAAAGGGTATTATCAAACGCTTTAAAAAATGGTAAAAGCGTCGCCGATTTGACCGAGGATATAATGACAAACGGCGTCAGGGACGAATATTATAAGGCAAGGCGCGCGGCTATTACAGAAATGCTGCGCGCTCATAGTGTGGCAAAGGAAGAATCTATACAGCAGTGTCCTGCGGCAGAATTTAAAGAATGGGTGCATACCGGAAGTTACAGAAACGAACCGAGGGCAAATCATGAAGCAATAAGCGGTCAGATAGTACGTAAAGATAAAAATTTTATACTTAAAGGTTATAACGGGGTAACGTATCTCGCAGATTTTCCGCGCGATCCCGTTCTTCCGCCTGAGGAATCAATAAACTGCCACTGCATTCACAGAGGCGTTGTTTCACAAGAAATTCTGGGGCTTTCTCTTGACGAGAGAAAAAGATTACAACAGCAGGCTATAGACGAAATGAATGATAATTGGAAAACGGAGCTGGACGAAAAAAATAGAGAAAAGGCGGGTATCACAGTTGACAATTCAAGCGGAAATGGTATAATAAAAGCAGAAATAGAAAAAGGAAACATTAAGCTTGAAATAAATCATGAAAAGCAGGCGAAGCATATTAAGGGCGAGCCCGAATATAAGGAAGGTAAAAGCTATCTAACCATTTCTGAAAAAGAAGCGCAGGAAATTATAAATCAGAAAAGTGGTACAGGCATTGTAGTACTTGATAAAAATGGCAAATGGAAGAATAAAGAGCTAATTAATTGCGATTCACAAATAGGCATTGATGTAGACAGTAACACTGGCGAAGAAACGTCAACAGATAAAGGAACAATTCATTATTCGAAAACTGGAACACATTTAGTTCCAAGAAAGGAAGAGAAACATGATTAATCTACGTGATTTTTTATTTTGCGATGTAATATTAATTGATACAGACGATAAAAAATGGAAAGGGCGCATTTTTTCATTCCACGACGCGGATGATAATAGCGAAAACGAAAATTCCATAACGTTGAAACGCCCGGAAAGCGATACGAATGTAATTGAATTTTTAGAATCGGAAATAAAATCTATTGAAATCGCTTAACCGTCTCAATGAATCGAGGCGGTTTAGTTATATCACAATTTAATACAAATCAGCGTATGCCTAAAGGTATGCGCTATTTTTATACCCAAAAATAAAATAACTGAAAGGATTATTACTATGCTAGTAGAAGTATCGAAAATCAACAAGCAGGAAGTAACTGTTGTAAGCAGTCTTGATGTA